AGTGGTTCTAAGGTAGGAATCAACACCACAGTAGCAGGCTTAACTTACAACCTTGAAGTATCAGGTAGTATTAGAGCATCTGCAGCAGTTTTATCAAACTCAGACGAAAGGTTAAAAGACAATATTTATCCTATAGATAATGCACTCTCTAGAGTTAGTCAAATAGAAGGAGTTTACTTCGATTGGAAAACTGGAGGTGATAGACAGGTAGGTGTAATTGCACAACAAGTTGAAAAAGTGCTTCCGGAAGTTGTTTCTGAAGATAATAATTCATACCTTTCTGTAGACTATTCTAAGATTGTTCCTTTGTTAATAGAAGCTATTAATGAGCAGAGCAGCAACATTAAAGATTTAGAAGACAGAATATCTAAATTAGAAAAGTAAAGATGGCAATTATACTAAGAGGAGATAAAGGAACAGCGTTAACGCATAATGAGTTAGATAATAACTTCAGATCATTTTTCTATTCCGCATCTGTTGCAGGTACTACCCTATCTTTCTTTACTTCTGCCTCTCTTAATAACGAATATAGATTACCTTTAACTGCTCCAAGCGGTAAGGATTACTACGTTCAATTCAAAGCAGGTAATGCACCCTCTGGTGCTAATGCTCTATTTAGTGGCTCAGAAAACTATCTTTACGACTATAGACAGCAACATTTAAAACATACAGGTTCATTTACCAACGTAGGTAACGCTACAATAGACGGGAACCTTACAGTCACCGGTACTGTTACTGCACAAGAAATGAGAACTGAATTCAATAACTCATCAGTAGTATTTGAATCAGGTTCAACTAAATTTGGAGATACAGCAGATGACCAACATAGCTTTACAGGTAGCCTACAGGTACAAGGAAGCATAACTGGTTCAGATGCTTTAATAGATGACTGGGGTAGCGTTTCAGCTTCACTTGCTTCTAATTTAAAATTCTCTACCGACGCCTCATCTTCTTTAGCAGCAGACATAACCGCTAATAGTGCGTCAGCAGCAGCTACATACCTACTTAACACAACAGATACATTTACAGGAGACTTAACAGTAACAGGTAGAATTAATGCAGTTGAAATAAACACTACCTATGTAAGCTCTTCTATTCTATACAACTCAGGCTCTAACATATTTGGAGATGCTATATCAGACGTACATATCTTTACAGGTAGTATACTAACAGAGCAATCAATAACCGGTTCTGATGTTAGAATTAACCAATGGGGTAGCGTATCAGCTTCATTAGCGAGTATTAATACAACAATTGGAGCTCTATCAACCGATTATAATGATCTACAGAATATACCAAACGGGATTGTTAGTTCATCTGCTCAAATAGAAGCTTTAGGTATTACCTCTGACTATACGGAGCTAACAAATATTCCAAGCGGAATCATCTCTGCTTCTGTTTTGAGTGCACCATCTCAAGGTACTGTTAGACTGACAACTAATGGAGTAAGCGGAGGAAATAAAGATTTAGGACTACAAACAACAGATAGTCCTACATTTGTTGATTTAACTTTAAACGGATTCACTTCTGTATCATCTTCTCTAGCAGCATTAACAGCAGGAACAATCACAATCAACAATGATGCTGATAATAGAGTACTAACAGCTAATGGCGACAGTACTTTAAATGGAGAAAGTAATCTTACTTTTGACGGAGATATTTTAACTATTAACGGAACATCTATTAGAGATTTTACCGCTTCTGATACTGACGTAGCTGGACTAGTAGGAGGAACAGCAGCAGGTAGTTTAATCGAAGGAGATGCAGAAGGACATGTAGTTATAGGTATTAGAGATAATAGCACTACAGATTCATTTGCTATCATTTCAGGAGACGGAGACTACTATGCATACGGAGATGCGTATGATAAGTTAGCATTCCAAGTTAAGGCTGACGGTAGAACTACTGTTGGACACAACCTTACAGTAAGCGGTTCTATATACTCTACTGGGGACATAATTGCATACCACTCTTCTGATAGAAGATTAAAGGATAATGTAGAACTTATCTACAACCCTATTGAAAAAATAAAACAAATAAACGGAGTAAGTTTTGATTGGAATGATAAATCAGAACATACCGGCCACGATATCGGAGTAATTGCTCAAGAAATTGAAGCAGTATTACCTGAGCTAGTAAGAACTAGAGACGATGGCTATAAAGCAGTACGTTATGAGAAAATAGTCGCGTTATTAATAGAAGCTGTTAAAGAACAACAGTTACAAATAGATGAGCTAAAATCAAAGCTCTAGCGACAAAACTTAAACATATGAACATGCCAACACTACCTACCTGGACTTTTCAGGGTAGGCTTATTACAGATATTTCAGACATGCCAGAAGGCACTTACGGTTTCATTTATGAAACCTTTCATAAGCCATCCGGTTTAAAGTATATAGGAAAAAAAGTACTATACTTTGAACGAAACAAAAGACTAGGCAAAAAAGCCCTTGAAGCTTTGAGAGAAGAAAGAAAGGCAAAAGGTATAGGAGGAAGAACACCCCTGAAACAAAAAGTGGTAACAGAATCAGATTGGAAAGAATACTACGGATCACATCCTCACATAAAAAAACTTGTAAGTGAATCAAATGATTTACGAGCAGATTTTGAAAAAAGAATATTAGACTTTGTACCTAACAAAAAGCTCTTAACTTATTTCGAGTGTAAACACCTATTTATAAATGAAGTACTAGAAAATCGTGATAATTACATAAACGATAACGTTCTAGGAAAATTTTATAGAAAAGATTTTAATTATGATTAAGATACAAGAACTAGTAGGATTACCTTCATTACAGTACCACGTAGACAATGGTCTCTCTTTACATGAGAATGTCTACCGTTATAGCTCTGATGCCTTTATACAATTATTCACTGAAGCAAGACAAGCCCTTAGAGACGGTAAAATCGTACTTAATGAAGAAGATTTATATCTAATTGAAAATACCGATATCGGAGAATACGGTGATTATAATGGAATGAAAGTTCCTCTTGATCTTCCAATGGTAGCCTCTGGAAAAGATCCTTTATTTGAAATTGGTTCTTTGATCGATGAAATGTTAGAAAATGAAGACCTACTAGATGAGGGAGCAGGAATAGACGAAATGATAGATTACGAACTAGTAAAAGAGCTAGTTGAATCGATGGGTGCTACTATTAATATGGAAACATTCAGAAAAGCAGTCAAACTAAATGAGGATTTAGACTATAGCGGCTTTGATATGTTAAAAGCATCAGTAGATTATATTTCTGAAGCAGAATACAAAGGTAAAAAAGTACAACTTAACAAACCTAAAAGAGGTGGTTCTAAGAAATTTTACGTTTACGTAAAAAGTAAAAAAGGTAACGTTAAAAAAGTTTCATTTGGTGATACCGGCCTCTCAGTTAAACTTAAACAAAGAGGTGCAAGAGCATCCTTTGCGGCACGTCATAAATGTGCAACTAAGAAAGATAAAACAAAAGCAGGATATTGGTCATGTAATATTGGCCGATACTGGAAATCATTAGGCGGTGGATCAAACTTCTCAGGTTACTGGTAGACCTTACTCAGAAATAAAAAAAGACGGTTATATAATTAGGGAGTTTTCTCACCTTTCTTCTCCGTTTGAATTTGTATGGCATAGAGATAAAGAAGACCGCATAGTCGAAGCTCTCCATGAGACAGATTGGAAATTTCAATTAGATAACGAGGTTCCTCAAGAAATTAATCGTATCTTTATTCCTAAAGAGACCTACCATAGATTAATCAAGGGAACAGGAAACTTAAAAGTAAAAATATGGCAAAAGGAATAGCCTTAGGCAACTATTATGAAAAGCCTAAGAAAAAGAGACCTGGTGTGCATGCTAAAAGCAAAACATCTAAATTAAAGGGCTCTAAAAATTACGCTAAGTCTTATAGAGGACAGGGAAAATAAAGTTACAATGGTGTATAAACCAAATAAAACCAGCCTAAAGCAATTTGGAGCTGAGAAAATATTTGTTATAAATGACTTTGCTAATAAAGCAAGAAGAACAGCCTTTGAAAAAGACTGGAATCACTTTTCAGATTTTACTTTTGAATTTGTAGACGCCACAATGGGGTCTGAAATAGACATAAATCATTTAATTTCTTCTGGTAAATTAGAAACCTTTTGGTGTGGTGAAGGCGCCTTAACTGAAAATATACTAGGTTGCTATGAATCTCATAGAAGAGTATGGGAGAAAATTATATCTCGTAGCTCTGAGGACAATACAGAAGCTTTTCTAATAATGGAGGATGATGCTAGATTAACACCTTATTTTACCAAAGAAGCTATTTTAAACGGAGAGTTTCTAAAAATTCTTAAGTTTCTAAGAAATACAACATACAATATATTCTGGTGGGGGAAAGCAGATAATAAAGTAATAGGAAACCCTCTTAATAAGCTTATAACAATACCTGATAGTTATTTATCCTTCGGCGCCCATGCATATATGATTACAAAGCCTTTTGCTAGGTACTTATACCAACGCTCAGAAAAAATAGAATACCCCTTAGATGTACTATTAGACATATGCGCTTTAGAGCTCGGAAAGTCTTACGCTCCAAATTTCTCTTTTATCAGACAGGTACAGCATATGGAAAATACTAGATTTCTAATAGACGATCATCCAATGAAAATGTGGGCTAGCACTACACAGCCTGACCGTAAAGATGGTTCAGAAATATTGAATCCCTATCTGTATCGCAATATCCCTACTCGTATTTTACCCTATATTGAAAATGCTGAACCCTGTATGCTACATAATAGGAGAGAGGGTATAATGTTAAAATTACAGGAAGCTCCACCGAAACAGCTTTTATAAACTATTTATATGCGTAAAGATAAAGCTATGAAACTAACAGATATTATTCTATCAGAAGCACCAGGAAGAAGACAAGCTACTATGAAGTTAAGTCAATTAACGTTCAATGTAGTTAAAGGTATGTTCGGAGAGATTCCTATGTTCGGCTTAAGCTTCCCTAACCCAGATGATTCATACAGACAGGTAATGAGCGGAGATGATTTAGAACACTGGAAAGCTGGAGTTATGGATCGATATGGAGATGTTAATATTAGAATAGATGTTGAAGCTGATTCTAAATGGGACCGAATTCAAATTCTAGATGATAAATTTAGAAACGATAAAGATTCCTATACAAAAGGAAAAGCGGCTTGGCTAGATAAAGAAAGACAAGCAGGAAGAACCTCAGGGTTAGATTAAAATGTATGAGACTATCACATGTCATATTAGGAGAAATTTTATACTACGATCCAGAGTTTGAAAAGGAAATAGATAAAATAAAAGACCAAGGAGGTAAATACTTAGGCTCTGGAGACTATGGAGCTGCTTATCTACTTAATGGCCGTGTTTACAAAGTCACTACTGACGAAATCGAATTAGAACACGCACATATACTTAAAGGTAAAAAAACCAACAATTTTGCTCATATCTACGACGTTGAAACATTAGATACTAAGTTAGGTATAATTCAAATGGAGGTCCTAGGAGATTTCAAAGGAGAAATACCGGAGGAATGGATAGAAGCTGTAGAAGCAGAAGCAGAAAGATTAGGAATTGACCCTGATGAATTAGATATTAGACCTTCTAATATTATGGTTAATCAAAAAAATCACCTTAAATTAGTTGATATTTAGAATTATTTTTCTTATATTATAAGATAATAGTTACGGATACTTGTATGGATTATACTTTCCTACTCGGTTCTATTGAGAATATACTAGGAAAATCTCATAAAAGAGCTAGAGATAATTATGCCTTCCACTGTCCTTTCTGTAACCACAGGAAGCCAAAGCTGGAGATTAATATGGCTACCAACGAAGAGGGTAAAAATCCCTGGGAATGTTGGGTATGCCAAACTCGAGGCCGTACAATAAGATCTCTTCTTACCCAACTTAAAACTCCTAGAGAGCAGGCTCAAGACATACTCAAGTATTTACCTAAGGGTAGTCAAATAGAATATAAGCAACTATCTATAATAGAGCTGCCGAAAGAGTTTCAACCACTCTATAATGCATCTACTACATCAGTGATTGCTAACCTAGTAAGAAAATACTTATATGAACGAGGCCTTACCGACAATGATTTTATTAAATATGGCATTGGATACTGCACAAGTGGAGAATATGGAGGCCGAGTTATTATACCGAGTTATTCTGAATCCAATCAACTCAATTTCTTTATTGCACGAGCTTACGATGGCAACTACTTTAAGTACAAAAACCCTGAAGCTTCAAAAGATATAATCTTCTTTGAAAACTTAATCAACTGGAATGCTCCTATTATCCTATGTGAAGGAGTATTTGATGCTATTGCAATACGCCGTAACGCTATTCCTATACTAGGTAAGAGCATCTCTCCCTCACTATATAAGAAACTAATTACCAGTACAGTAAGAGACATATACATTGCATTAGACACAGATGCGCGCAATAATGCAATACAAATAGCAGAACAATTATACAATCAAGGAAAAAGAGTTTTTCTAATAAGCTTGACGGATAAAGATCCATCTGAAATGGGATTCAAGACATTCACCAAGCAAATTCAATCCGCAGAAGAATTAGACTTAAGTAGTTTAATGCTGCACAAATTAGACCTATGATAAAACAAGGTATGAACATTCTCGAACAAAACGAGAAGAAACGGTTAGATTTTAATCCACAACTTAAACAAATTAACTTTCTGGATAGAAGAGTTTATAAGAGAGGCGAAGGAGTATACTATCCGTCCGTAACTACTATACTCCAGTATATGCCCAAAAATAAGTTTTTTGAGTCATGGCTTAAGGACGTTGGGCATAACGCCGATCTTATTATGAGACGAGCAGGTAAAGAAGGAACACAAGTTCATGAAGCTGCTGAAGCGTTAGTTAAAGGACAGGAAGTTACCTGGATGGATGACTACGGAAACGCTAAGTACTCTCAAATAGTATGGGAAATGATTTTAAAGTTTGCAGATTTTTGGCGAACCCATAAACCGGAGTTGATATCAGCAGAAGACTTTGTTTGGTCAGATGAACATAAGTATGCAGGTACAGCCGACTTAGTTGTAAAAATGTACGATGAGGTTTGGTTGTTAGATATAAAAACTTCTAATTCTATTCATAAATCTTACGATCTACAGTTAGCTTCTTATGCTAAGGGTTTAGAAGAATCCAAAGGTATTAAGATCGAACGTACAGGTATACTTTGGTTAAAAGCTCAATCTAGAGGACCATCTAAACAAAAGAATGTTATTCAAGGTAAAGGATGGAAGCTTTTACAGATAGACGATATAGATAAGAATTTTGAACTATTCAAAATGATATATGAACTATATAAATTAGAGAACCCTACAACAGAACCTATTTATAATAGTTACCCGACAATACTTAAATTATGAATAGACTAGTAAAAATTTGTTTTTCTGCATTAATTTTCTTATCTTTAGTTAGCTGTAGTTCACTTCAATTTAAATATTCAGCACTTAACTATGCTTCATCTTTAGATGGTATTTATAGAACTAACACTACAGTAAAAGTACCGAAGGTAAATTACTTTAATAATGGATTTAATTTTTACTCAAATTTATACTTTAACAACTACAACAGGTACAGTTGGCAATACCCTTATTACGGATGGAACTACCCATACTACTGGGATAGACCTTATACTTGGTACTTTAACACTTGGACTTATAGCCCTGCTATTTATTATAGACCATTTATTAGACCTCAACCACAACGAGTTAAAGTTAGAGGGTACAGAGGAAGTAATATAAATTATAATAGAAATGATCAAACTATCAGACTTAATACTAGAACGCCAAGGTCGACCGAAAGCAGTAATAATGGCAGGAGGGGGAGGAACAGGGAAAACCTATTTATTAAACCAGTTGTCCCTAGACAGCCTAACACAGTTCAACCCCGACAAGTACGTGGAGGACAAAGATCACCCGTACTACAACAAACTAGGCCCCGCGTCAACTCAAACAGCCAAGGACGCAATGGCAGCAGCAGAAGACAAAATTAGTTTTGTTTGGGATACTACTGCATCAGGACAAGGCTTTCAAAAGAATTTAGACACCCTTCTTAGTAAAGGGTATGATGTATTCATGGTAATGGTGTACGCTCACCCTATGATTTCATACATTTCTAACTTTATGGCTAGAGAAAGAAATATTCCTGCAAGTGCTGTCTTCTCTACTTGGAGAGATGTTTACACTAAGATAGAAGATTATAATAAAAAATTAAAAGGTAATTTAGCTATTCATGTTAGTGATAGAGGCGGTAAGTATAAAAAAGAAGTAGATGGCTTTGACACAGCAGCTAAAAATGGCTTAAATGGTGTTAAAGATTATTTGGAAAAATTCAACGAAAAAAATAACGTAGGAGGTTCTTCTTTCTTTCAACCTGTAGAGTGGTCTAAGCAAGAAGAGGAGGAATTTAACAAACATGTAGGTAGTGTCGATTGGAATAAAGATAATAGATCAGAAGATAAAGCTATTAAAAACGCTTTCCTTAAAGCATATAGAAAGAACGGAGTAGGACCTGGTCAGGATGTACTTAGAGATACAGTTAAAAAATATAGAGAGAAAAAAGCTGATAGAGATCAAAAAGCTGATGAAGTGTTAGATAATATTGTTGACATGATTTATAACCCTACTTTTCAAGAAAAACTTAATCACTCAACCCCAGCAGAAATCGACTCTAAATTACAAGCATTTTTAGCATGATAGCATTATACCCAGGAGCTTTTAAACCACCTCATAGAGGACATTTTAACGTAGTAAAGTCTTTACTCGACGGCTCTTATAATGGTACAATCTATAATAAAGATAACTACAAGGAAAAAGCTTCTAGTTTATTCGGTATTAATTCAAGCCAAAAACCAAAAATAGATAAAGTAATTATACTTATCGGCGGCGAAAGAAATGGAATTGACAAACAAGAGGCTACTGCTATATGGGAAATATATGCCAAGAATTTAGGTAATGTAGAGATAGTAGATGGACAAAAGAATCCAATGTTTGCTGCAAAAGATTATGCTAGAGAGAACCCAAATGAAGAGTTTGTAGCTGTAACAGGCATTAGAGGAGAAGAAGACTTTGTTGAT